CCAAGATCCTTGAGATCCTTGGTGATCGTTTCGGAACCAAGACCAATTCCAAGGGATTCCGAATGCTCCCGGATTACCTACGAGTTATCCAGGGAGACGGCGTCAACCATCGTATGATCAATAACCTCTTGGGTAAGATGGCAGTACATGGATGGAGCGCCGATAACGTCGCTTTCGGCATGGGTGGCGCGCTTCTTCAGGCGCCGGGTCGAGATGACTTTTCGTTCGCGATGAAGGCTTCGGCCAAGTCGTCGAACAACGGCATGAGCTGGGAGGGATTCTCGAAAGACCCAATCACGATGTCGAGTAAGAAGTCGAAAGCTGGTCGACTCGCGGTCATGAAGGATACCGCTGGCGAGTTCGTTACGGTTCCGGATACTCTCGATATCATCGGTTCTGCCAACGAACTCCGAGACGTCTGGGTCGATGGTGAACTATTAGTCGAAACGACCCTGAAAGAAGTTCGGGAACGGGCGGAAATCCGATAAAATAAAGAAAAATTCCTGATGAGTGCTATCGAGAAAGAAAATGCCTGGAATGCGGACTTCCTTCGGGAAGTTCATCTTCTTCCCCTCGAGGAAGCCAGGCGAAGGGCTATCGACCTGGTGAATACCGGGACGACCAAGCCATCGAAGAAGGCGCATCTCATCAGAGACTTTGAGAAAGCGAGGACATCGGCCGAGGTCTCGCGGATAATGTATGCCGCTTATCTCGCCGGTTCCGGTCTTGGTATCCGGGGTTCACAATGGCAGAAACTGCATCAGGGTGATTGAAAATGTCCCGCTTAGCGAACCTGGGAAACCTAAGTACGGCGCATCATCCGTTCGCGCAACGCCTTCATGCGCTTAGACGACTCTATAAGAGATACGGATTCGTTATGAGTTCCGGCGAGTATAAAGAAGCCTGCATGTCTATCGAATGGGAAAAGAATCCCTCAATCGGCCCGGGTCGGATCGGTGGAACGATGCATATCGTAAAATGTCGCGGTAAGGAACTCGTGGCTATCTGGGATTCAGAAACCAAACAGATCGCCACGTTCCTCCCGAAGGGTAACGAGAACCAACACTATCGCGTGGATCATTCGTAATGAAGTACGTACTAAAGAAGAACGGCACTTATGCCGGCGAAACTAAGAATCTGAACGAGGCGATGCTACGTGCGCAGACCATCGAACGCGGTCCCCTCAGTTTTCAGGGCGAGGACGATTACTGGTTCGCGTTTGGTAAAACCGTCAGCGGAACCAGGACCGAATGGGAAATCGATCTCGTAAAGAGGAAGCGTGCCTGATACCTCAGGTCACTTTGCCGGCGCCGGATACGGTTTCGTGTCGGGGAAGAAACGGACCAGTATCTTCCGGTAGAGCGATTCCCTTTGGCCAATAATAACCAAATAGACCGAAGTTCGATGCATGAGAGTTCAACATCTCATATCGAACCATATCGCTCTCGTTGCCACCCAGGGTCGAAATGAAGCCGCCCTTCTCGCCGTCGTACATGCCAACATGACCGAGTCCAGAATTGCGACCGTTTCGCCAGAACGTGACGATACACCCCAGGACCGGTTTCTCCAGCTTGATGAAGTCTGCCGAATGCTCGAACGACCTCGCCAGAGCGGATCGGGTTCCACGAACCCCACAGGATTCCAACATCGCGTTCATGAAGATCGCACACCAGGGATCACCGATCGATCCGGTTCGGGCGAGTCCGATATAACGCTTGACGTCCGGGCCACCGTTGTTCCCGACTTCGTGAACTCCGATTTCTTTCTTGGCGGCGACGAACCAGGGTGCATCAGTCATAATATCTCCGTGTGCATAAATGCTCTATAAGCGTGGAGAACTATTTATGGGTAACCCGAAGATCTCTGAACACCTGGCCGAGCGCGAAGAACGTATGATTCATCTCGTGGCCGAGATCGACGCCGCTATCCTCGACAGCGAAAATCTTAGGGAATACAATACGTTGGCTATGGCACTCCTGATTCGTGCCCTGGACTTGTTTCATGCCAGCTACAACGAAGCCGAGGTCCTCGAGATCCTGAATTTCATGTTCACTGACAGAAAAAATAAACGTCGAGTATCAACCTCTCAGGAATACGTCGACGCTATCAAACGAACCGAAAAGTGGTTACCACCACGACCGTAAATAGACGATGCACCCAGTTAAAATTTACACCAAGAACGATTGTCGTCGTTGTGTTGAAACCAAAAAATCTCTCGATGCGGCAAACGTTAAATACGACGTGCTGACCATTGGCGAGGATATCTCCCGGGGAACGGTATTAGAGATGTTCCCGGATGCGAAGCAGCTTCCGATCATCACTCGCAATGAGACACGAATTTCTCTAGAGGATTTGATATGAGTCAAGACCAATTCTTCACGATTTTTCCCGGACGATGTTCCCGCTGTAACGGTCCCATTTTTCACGACGAGTCGGGTTGCGTCACATGTCATGCCGTGCGTAAGACTCCTATCGTAGAAACCGAAGTTCGAACCGGACCCCAACTTCTCACCGAAACTACCCCAACTACAAACCGCTAACCAAAGGACACTAGCGAAAATGGACGTCAACGAAATTAAAGCTGCGCTTTACGAAGGCCTAATCACCGTAAACTTCACTAAGGTGAACGGTCATAAGCGTACGATGGTATGTACGCTTCACGAGGCGCATCTCCCGCCCCCGCATCCGGAGAAGGACAACACGACTCGCGACCCGAACCTTCTGGTCGTCTTCGATACCGAGCACTATGGTTGGCGTACGATCAAGGTCGACGCGATCATCGACTGGGCTCCGGGAGCAAACTCGATCACCCCGCTCGGTGAAGAGGTTCCGGCGACTCCCCAGACCGACTCCGGTCCGATCGGCTGGACTCCTAACACTCCTACTCCGTGATCGAACTGATCACTCGACCATCGTGCCCACGATGTGTCGAACTAAAAGCTGCCCTCTCGGATAAACGTATCCCTTTTACCGAGAGGGTATTAGATTCAGATATCACGGTAGCTGACGTACAGCATCGTTTCCCAGACATCAAGATGGTACCGATCCTCGCGATTGGTCGTCATGTCTTGGGTGGAGTCGATGAACTCCAGACGCTGATCGAGAACGATCAAATCAAACTACTACTAGGATGAATTTCTACGTTTCGAAAGGAAAAAAATTGTCTGTATTATGGAACGAAATTTCCGCCAAATCCAACGGTGGCACCGAACTACTCTGTCGTCGGCTGGAGGCGAGTCTTCCAGCCGAGCTTCTCGAACAGGTTCAGATCATCCCGTCACGTCTTCATGGCGAGCTGGATGAGACCAAGATTAGGATCCTGTGGTTACACGACCTTCCCCAAGATCCCGAGTCGCAGAAGATCTTCTCGACACAGCTCTGGAAGAAGTTTCATAAGATAATTTTCGTGTCGCAGTGGCAAATGCAGCATTATATTCAAGCATACAACATCCCGTGGTCGGCATGCTGCGTCATCCCGAACTCGATCGAACCCATCACGAGGAATCCGAGTAGGTCAGATCCGACGATCCGGTTCGTCTATCATACCACACCCCATCGTGGTCTCGATATCCTGTATGCGGCCTTTGACAAGCTCTCCGAGACGCACAAGGACATTCACCTCGACGTTTTCTCGTCCTTCGAGATCTATGGATGGCCAGAGCGCAACGAACCCTATAAGCAGCTCTTCGAAAACATTGATAAGCATCAAGCTATGACCAATCATGGTTTTCAATCGAACGAAAAAGTCCGTGAGATCCTGGCAGAAGCCGACGTCTTCGCTTATCCCTCCGTCTGGCCCGAGACCTCGTGTCTAGCCCTGATGGAAGCTATGTCGGCCGGAATGCTATGTGTTCATCCGAACTTTGGTGCCTTAGCAGAAACGGCAGCAAACTGGACGATGATGTATCAGTTTCATGAAGATCCGAATCAACATGCTGGTATGCTTTATGGCATCCTCGACTCGATGCTTAAGGCATCGAAGGAAGCTTTCTCCCTCCAACTCCAGAATCAGAAATCATACGTCGATATCTTCTATAACTGGAACAATCGTAAGCGTCAGTGGATCGAACTCATCGAGTCTCTGGCGAGTCTTCCGCGAGAATTTCCTCAGGAAATGTTTGAGTATCGGACTTAATTTGTATACACAAAACAGAATGTCCAGAGCCTAAGTGTCGATAAATACTACAGAAATCGACGGAGTGGCCATGGACGACAATGTTATTTTGTTTCCCGTTCGTGAACTGGAAGAAGGAGAAGTTTCTCATCTTCCGACCACTCTAGAGGAAGTCAGAGCTAACGTAGAGGGTATTCGACACGTCTACGTCAACGACATCACCGAAGCCGTGATGTCTACCCTGGTTCAGCAGTGTATGGGCGCTGGGTTTGATGTACTCGACGACGAGTACAAGAAAGACTTTGGTTTCCTCATCGAGGCCATTCGAAGTTTCCTGACCCATACTATCGGCATCTATCATCCCTTCCAAGACGTTTCCGACAACATCATGCAGGAACTCGACGACGAGTCGGGTATCCTCTTGATCGCCGACTCGATAAATCTAAAATTTAATAATGTGGAACTCGCTGCCGATGAACCTGAGTGCGAAATCAACTCCTAAAATGTACGTCTACGCTATTGGTCTCAAAAAAGATTTTGTTGAGCCTTTTGAAAATTGCTATATCGGAATCTCCAATAAGCCTCGTCGACGTTATTCCGAACACAAACGTAGTAAATTTACGGTTGGTCAGTACATCAGGAAACATGACTTGACTATCGATGAGAACATGATCATTGTTTCGGAAGGTACAGCCGAAGAATGCATCGCCGAAGAACATCGCCGCAGGCCGAAGCCATACATGGGGTTGAATGAATCCATGGGTGGTAAATCTGCTTATACACCCGATCGAAATCTTCGCTTGGGAAATTCGAAGCGCGGCATTCCTAAAACTCAGGAACAAATGAGCGAGACTGCCATCAAAAATGGTAGTCATTTAGGAAAGAAAAATGGTCGAGCTAAAGAATGGCGGATCTTTGATCCTAGTGGCAACGAATATGTAATCGCTGGAGAGTTCATTTCTTTCTGTAAACAAAATAAGATTAGTCACGCAGCTCTTCGTAGACATCTTGATGTCCCGGTGCCAGAACTTAATCCCATCAGCAAACAGATCAAAGGCAAGTTCCGCAAGATTCGGAACAACACCGTTGGATGGAGAGCAACATTTTAATTTTAGACTTTAGCAGCGTTATAATAGCTAACCTTCATGCCCAGATCGGGATTCATAACATGAGGGAGGTCGATGAGGATCTTCTCCGTCATATGATCCTGAATACTATCAGGTCCATCAGGACTAAGTTCAAGAAAGAGGGCGAGCTCATCATCGCCTGTGATATGGGTTCATGGCGAAAGGGTGTCTATCCGTACTACAAGGCTAACCGCAAGAAGACGAAGGATGCCAGTCCCCTGGATTGGAAAAAGATCTTCGAGATATTTGCCGCCATGCGGACAGACCTGAAGAACTATTTCCCGTATCGCGTCATCGAAGTTCAGGACGCGGAAGCCGATGACGTCATAGCCGCATTAGTCTTCGAGTTCGGAAACGACCTTCCGTTGGCTTCTGGTGAAGACATCTTGATCATGAGTCCCGATAAGGACTTCGCTCAGCTTCATAGGTTCTCTAACGTAAAGCAGTATGATCCGATCAGGAAAGCATGGATCAGCGTTCTCGATCCGGATCTGTTCCTGAAAGAGCAGATCATTCGTGGCGACACCGGCGACGGCGTCCCAAATATCATGAGTGACGACGATACGTTTGTGATCGCCGAGAAGCGCCAAAAGACCATGACAGCGAAACGCTTCGAACAACTCATGGCCACTGTACCCGAAGAGTTCAAGAAGGGACACGACAGGAATACCCTCATGATCGATCTCCGCTGTTCTCCCCAGGAAATCAGGAATCGGGTACTCGAAGAATATCGGGCTCAGGCCGGCAAGGGTCGTTCTCGGCTCCTAAATTATTTTATCGAACACCGTCTTCGTAACTTAACCGCTTCTATAAATGAGTTTTAGCATGCGACAAAAAATTTCTGCTATTCTAAACGACGCTTCCTCTCGTTCTCGCAAGGAGCGGCGAATCGAGATCCTTCGGACCAATGACCATCCGGCTCTTCGTATCTTCTTGGCGTGCGCCCTTCACCCAAAGATCGAATGGGACCTTCCCGACGAGGATCCGGCCTACACACCCAACGAACTGAAGCATGATCAGGAGGGAATCTTCTATCGTGAAATTCGAAAACTTTACCTCTACCTGAAGCCGAATCATATCTTCAAGGAATATAACGGCAGGATTAATCAGGCCAAGCGTCAGCTCTTGTTCATCCAGCTCCTCGAAGCCGTCGATAGTGAGGACGCGATCTACCTCATGGCTGCTCGTAAGAAGAAACTTCCGGTTAAGCTCTCGAAAGAAACTATCGAGGATGCTTTCCCGGGTCTGCTGACTTGGGGAGAAACGTGATGCAATCCTACAAGATCGACATTGAGTACGACGCTCTCCGTCCACCAAACGGGATGCCGATTGGTTTGGTGTTCGTCTTTATCGACGGTGTTCCTATCCAGAAATTCTCTATTTGTCGACCAGCGCAAGCGAACTCGGACAACAAGACCTTTTCGGTTGGTATCTTGGCACCAGAGGACTGTCCTCCGATCGATGCTTACCTCTACGGAAAGAAATATCGTTTTTTCCCGGTAGATTCCCTCGAAGGAATAAACATTCTTGGTCACGAGTCGCATCATATCGACTTTGCATTCCTAAACCCCTCGGTCGAGGTCGACGAAT